TGTTTCGTGCGCGAGAAGAGTTAAAATCGTTTGTCTCTAGAATGAGAATGAACGGTGTAAACATATGAAAGTATCATTAAAAGAAATCTATGGGTATAGGCGCAGAGCAGCCACCCTCAATAAAGATAGCGTAAGTCTATCGCCACCACCGTGGCAAGAAGGAGAACAACATGACAAACATGACGAAGAAGGAAGAGAAGGTATGGGACTACCTTCTAAAAAACAGAAAAGCAGAAAACGCCGAGGTAGCCAACGCGTGTGACGTTGACATACACTTTGTAAAAAATCTTATTTCTCGTATTGGATCAGAAAACTGGCGCGAAGAAGTGCCTGTGGAACAAACGTGGGATCGTGCAAAGGTACTGGATACAGCCAAAGGTTACGTCACGAAGGATCGTGCAGCAGATCATGGCGACATGGAAGACAACTTTCAGCGCATCGCCGTATACTGGAACGCACATCTTGGACTGATTGATTTTATAAAGACAGAAGATGTTGCAGCAATGATGGCACTACTAAAGATTGCTCGCATACATTCTAATCCCACACACATAGACAACTGGGTAGATGCCTGTGGGTACATGGCTTGTGGTGGCGAGGTCGTCAGTAAGTAATGGACATCTACACTCTAGACTTTGAAACGTATTATGCCCAAGACTACTCACTGTCGAAGATGACAACTGAGGAGTATGTTCGGGACAGGCGATTTGAAGTTATCGGTCTTGCTATAAAAAAGAACGACAAATCTACTAAGTATGTAAGTGACCCTGGTTTAATCAAACGTCTACTATCACACATAAACTTCTCTGACTGTGCTATACTCTGTCACAATACCATGTTTGATGGGGCAATACTTAGTTGGCATTATGGTATCAAGCCAAAGGCATGGTTCGACACGATGTATATGGCACGTGCTCTGCATGGTGTAGAGACAAGCGCATCGCTAAAAGCAGTAGCCGAACGCTACGGTGTGGGCGTCAAAGGTAACGAGGTACACAACGCCAAGGGCAAGCGCCGTGCCGATTTTACTGTGGGGGAGGCTGAACGGTACGGTGAGTATGCTAAGAACGATGTGGATCTAACTTACAAACTCTTTAAACTTATGGGGGTTAATTTTCCCAAACAAGAACTGAAACTGATAGACCTGACCCTGCGTATGTTTATTGAGCCTACGCTTGATTTGGATCTGGGTTTGTTGGAGCAGCATCTTGAAGATACGAGAGATCGTAAGGATAAGTTGCTACGTGATGCCAACGTCACCGACAAGAAAGATCTGATGTCTAACCAGAAGTTTGCAGACATGTTAAAAGCTCTTGATGTAGAACCCCCCATGAAGATCAGCGCCACGACAGGCAAGCAGACCTACGCCTTTGCGAAGTCTGACGAAGCGTTCAAAGAACTACAAGAACATGACGATGATCGGGTGCAGTCTTTGATTGCCGCACGTCTGGGTAACAAAAGCACCTTAGAAGAAACACGTACCGAGAGGTTTATAGGTATATCTAAACGTGGGCTGCTCCCTGTACCCGTAAGATACTACGCCGCGCATACAGGCAGATGGGGTGGGGCTGACAAGATTAACTTGCAAAACCTACCGAGTCGAGGACCAAATGCGAAGAAACTAAAGAAGGCAATCATCGCACCCAAAGGCTATACAATAGTCGAGGCTGACAGCGCACAGATCGAAGCGCGAGTGCTTGCATGGTTTGCAGGTCAAGACGATTTGACCGCTGCGTTTGCTAATGGCGAAGATGTATATGTCAAGATGGCTGCACGTATATATAATTGCGAAGAAGAGGATGTAACAAAAGAACAGCGTTTTGTTGGTAAGACTACAATTCTTGGTGCAGGGTATGGCATGGGGGCAGAGAAGTTTGGCATGCAGCTCAAGACGTTTGGGTTTGAAGTAGCACCGCACGAAGCACGGCGTATCATACAGATATACCGTGACGCTAATTACAAAATAAGCAAAGTGTGGCGTGATGCTAATTTTATGGTACAACAAGCTGCTAGAAGCGAGTCTACGTTTTTTGGTAACGGGGCAATACGTGTAGAAGCTAATCAAAGAGACACAGGTGTTTGCAAGCTAATACTACCAAACGGTCTGAGTATTCTATATCACGACCTACGTCCACAACATACCGAAACAGGTTTAGAGTATACATACAAAACACGCAGAGGGCGCACTAAAATATATGGTGGCAAAGTGATAGAGAATGTGTGCCAAGCATTAGCTCGTTGCATTATAGGCGAACAAATGCTAAGAATAAGTAAGAAATACAAAGTGGTGTTAACAGTACACGACTCGATTGTATGCTGCGTTCCTGATGACGAGGTTCTTCTAGCACGGCAACATGTAGAGACTTGTATGAGAGCAACACCCGATTGGGCAGCAGGGCTACCTATAGATTGCGAAAGCGGCATAGGTAAATCATACGGAGACTGTGAGTGAACATAGCACCTTGGTCGTTTAGTAAAGCAAAGGCATTTGAAACATGCCCTAAACAGTTCTACCATGAGAAGGTTTTAAAACAGTACCCTGTCCAAGAGACAGATGCGATGCGGTATGGCACAGAGTTTCATAAGGCTTGTGAAGATTACATGGAATCAGAAGTGCCTCTCCCTAAGAAATTCGATTTTATACAACGAACTTTAGATGCGCTTAATGAAAAACGAGGCGTAAAGCTATGTGAACAGAAGCTAGGCTTGACCGCTGACTTAGAACCATGTGGGTTTTTTGATAAACGTGTGTGGTTTCGCGGGATAGCTGACCTAGTAATCATAGACGTGTTGACAGGTGTTGCATGGGTTATTGATTACAAAACAGGTAAATCGTCAAAGTATGCTGACAAAGGACAGCTTGAGTTGATGGCTTTAATTATATTTAAACACTACCCACAAATAACAAGAGTGAAGGCAGGGCTTCTTTTTGTTATAGCCAAAGGTTTAATAAAAGCTGAGTATGAAATTGACTCAGAACCAAATCTTTGGGAGAAATGGTTAGGAATATATGGTAAGATGCAAAAAGCATTTGAGTCGGATGTATGGAATCCACGCCCGTCTGGGTTGTGCAAACGCCATTGTCCAGTGCTTGAATGTGCTCACAATGGGAGAAACTAATGCCATACACTAAGACAAAGCGTCCTTATAAGAAAGAATACAAACAACAGAAAGCCAGAGGCGAGCATGAAGACCGCATGGAACGCCAACGTGCCAGACGTAAGATGGATAAGAAAGGTGTAGATAAAAATAAAAACGGTAAAGCCGATAAACGAGAAGGCAAGGACATTGCCCACAAGAAACCGCTAAGTAAAGGCGGAAAAAATAAAGACGGTGTAAAAGTACAAAGCCGCAAGAAAAATCGTGCAGCAGGTGGAGCTATGAGTAAGCCACCTAAGAAGAAGCGGTAGTGTTTCACTACCACGGAGAACAACATGAAGATAATTAGGGATAAGGCAATACTGCTGAAAGTCCGTAATCCTAAACAGATCACGACTGTAATCCCAAAGAGCAAGGAGTTGTCAATGAATGAAGTCGTTGTAAATTGGGGGCTTGACGAAGCCCACACCCTACGTGGGTTAAATATAAACGTGCCGTCACCTATCACTAAACGTTATTCCTGGCCTGGACAGTATAAGCCGTTCGACCATCAGAAGACTACAGCATCGTTTATGACAATGAACAAAAAGTCTTTTTGCTTCAACGAACAAGGCACAGGCAAGACCGCCTCTGCTATCTGGGCGGCTGACTATCTCATGACGCAAGGCAAGATAAACCGTGTGCTAGTGATATGCCCCTTGTCAATTATGGATAGTGCATGGCGTAATGATTTGTTTTCTTTTGCGATGCACAGGAGTGTAGATGTTGCCCATGGCAGCAAGGATAAGCGCAAGAAAATTATAAATAGTGGGGCTGATTTTGTAATTATAAACTACGATGGCGTAGAAGTTGTCAAAGACGAGATAGCAAACGGTGGGTTTGATTTGTTTATTGTGGACGAAGCTACGCATTACAAAAATGCACAAACAAAGCGATGGAAAACACTAAACAAACTGATCGGCGATAACGATTGGTTGTGGATGATGACAGGTACGCCTGCTGCACAAAGTCCAGTAGACGCCTACGGTCTGGCTAAATTAGTGAACCCTCTGTCTGTACCAAGATTCTTTGGGTCATGGCGTGACATGGTTATGTGGAAAGTCACTCAGTTTACATGGAAGCCTAAAGACACAGCAAAGGATACAGTCTTCCGAGCGTTGCAACCTGCAATCCGTTTTACAAAGGACGAATGTCTTGACTTGCCAGACATGGTGTACACCAAACGGTTTGTAGAGATGACAAAGCAACAACAGCAATACTATGAAATGCTGCGTAAAAGGATGGTTATGCAGGTGGCAGGAGAAGATGTTACAGCCGCCAATGCTGCGATTAATCTTAATAAGCTCCTACAGATAAGTGCAGGTGCAGTGTACACCGATGATGGCGATACGGTGCAGTTCGATATAAAGAATCGATATCAAGCGTTGAAAGAAGTAATAGATGAAAGCAGTCAAAAGGTTTTGGTGTTTGTGCCTTTTAGACACGCTATTGATCTACTTACTGAGAAGCTTGCCAGGGACGGCGTAACGTCGGAGATCATACGAGGAGATGTTTCTGCGAGTAGGCGTACTGATATCTTTGCCCGCTTCCAACACGACCCAGATCCCAAAGTGTTAGTTATACAGCCGCAAGCGGCAGCGCATGGAGTCACGTTGACAGCAGCGAATACTGTTGTGTGGTGGGGACCGACATCATCGTTAGAAACATACGCACAAGCAAACGCACGTGTCCATCGCTCTGGACAGAAACATAAATGCACTGTGATACAGTTGGCAGGATCGGCTGCGGAAAAACGTATTTACCGTATGTTAGATGCTCGTATTAATATACATACAGAAATGATAAATTTATACAAAGAAATACTTGACTAAGTAGTATAAGTTATTATATGTCAGATATATAAATATATAATGGAGAACATAAATGGCGGTATCAGTCGAAAGGCTTACAAAAGCCTACATCAAAATACGTGATAAGCGTTCGGAGTTGTCTGCCAAATTCAAAGAAGAAGATGGTGGTCTTGCTGAAAAGCAAGATAAGATTAAACGTGCCTTACTAAAATACTGTAAAGAACAGGGCGTGGACAGTGTAAGAACTCCTGCGGGATTATTCTATCGCACTGTCAAACAACGTTACTGGACGAGCGATTGGGATTCTATGCACTCTTTTATTATGGAGCATCAAGTCCCTGAGTTTT